ATTTTAGATATCGCATCAGATCTCTGTACTGCTGTTTGTAATTCCGATACTGGCATATTACTTATCTCTGCTAGTTTCTCTGGATATACCCCCGCTACCTGCTGCCTATATTTGTTTGCATCAATAACTTTTTGTGCTTGATGGCCTCGTGCAAGAGCACGGCTATCAGCCCATTTTCCTGTTCCATAACCAACTGCTGAACCCGCTAATCCAGTTCCTCCTCCAAACACAATACTTTTTGGAATATCTTGACCAGCTATAGCTCCAGTTAGACCTCCAACAGCGGCTCCACCTAACGCACCAGTTGCCAAAGTTCCGAATAATCCTGTTCCCATAGCACCTCCTATAGCACCATAAATTGCAGGACCAAACATTATTCCAGCAGCTAACGCAGCTAGATTTCTTGGCTTAACCAAGCTTTTAGCAAAATTCTTTAAACCTCCAAGGAAATACTCAGGTAGTCCAGTTTGAGGATTTAAAGACATTAACCCTGAAGCTTCTAATCTCTTAACCTCTGGTCTAGTCATATGGACTAGTTCAGTATCTCCTCCTCTTCCTCTTGCAGCCATCAAACTTGCAAGACCTGCTCCTGGTGCGTTTCTATTAATATATTGTGCCATAATTTATCACCTAATCTGGTTGGGTTGCATATAATAAGATTGTGGTTGTGTACTTTGAGCATACACATTACTAATGTTACTCTGTGCATGAGGTTGCTGTGGTACAGGTCTATTAGCTGTATTAGGAGCCATAGTTAGTCCTTGATTTAATAGTTGTGATTGAGTAAGTTGTGGAGAAGAAGGAGGAGGAACATTTCCTTGAGCATAAGCATTTGCTACCATACTTCTTATTCCACTATTTATACCTTCTCGAATATGTTGAGTAAAATTATTTGCTATTGGATTTCCTCCTCCTTGCAGAGATATTAAACCTCCTGCCTTATATACACCATACCTCATATCTTCAGGTTCATTAAAAGGTTGATCAAGATACCTTAGACCTAGGTTGGGGGTCTTCCGCCAGGGAGAAGAGTATTCCTCTTCGGAATCATCATCCCACCATTCCCTACTTGGTCCCTCTATATCAACAAACTTACCTTGCTCTTTAAGTTGGGCAACTATATCAGCATTATCCCTATAATCTCGTCCATAGTCTCTTATATTTTTATGATGTTGAAACATACCACGACCTACTGTCGCCATAGGCCAAACCATTGGCACTGGGATTCCTGTTAGTGCATTAACCAAACCTGACCCTATAAATTTTCCTGTATTTTTCAATGCGCTTAGTCCTACATTTTTCCAGTTTATCCCTTGGTCATCATTCTCTCTTTGTCGTTGGGCTACATTCTCTCGTAATCTATTATAATTTGCTATTTCTAAAGAAGTAGGTCTAATATCCATTGGTGAACCTAATGTAGCAGGGGATGTTTCCTTTACAAAGTTTAAGGGAGAACTATATTGTCTAGCTTGTGCCAAATCCTCTACTATACTATAATTAGGATGCAGAGCCATATAATCTGGGTTTACATTTCCTCCATAAACAGGAATAAGTGGTGCTCCGGGAGTAGTTGCTAAATTATACGGTAACGGCGTTTCTTCTTGTGAACTGTAATCTTGATATTCATAACTTTCTTGAGGTGATTCATACATAGCATCTTCTACTATATCCTCGTAGACGTAAGGATTTCCTCCATTAGCCAAAGATACTAATCCTCCGAACTTTCTATTATGAGGTAAGTTAAGATCAGAAGCAATGGGGAGGGATAGGTATGGGACAGGCTCTAAGAGAATGTCATCAACAATTTCTTTTTGTCTCAGAATTCTCAAATCATCTTCAGTAAATGGTGCCAGAATTCTCAAATCATCTTCAGTAAATGGTGCTTCGGGAATAGTTACTAATTGTTGTTCAATAGCATCATCAGTGGATAATATCTCTGCATTACGATGTTTCTCCGCTAGAGCTTTACCTCTATAATATCTTTCCCACAACCTTTGAGACTCTTCTTCTTCTTTTTGTCTCAAAGTTCTCCAATAATCTTCTCGTTGTTTAAAATCATCTAAAGAATAAGCCTGTCGCCAGTGTCGAGGAATTGAAGACCATAACTTATCTCTATCTTTTTCTGAAACTTTATCATAATCTGTAAGAATAGGATCTATCCAATGTTCTACATCAATATCTTCAAATAACTCTGGAAAAACTCCATATCTGCTTAACTCATAAGCTCTTTGAGTCTCTTCCCTTTCTGCATTTTCTCGTGCCAGCCTTTTCCGGTAAGTATCCTCCATTTCCTCTGTCCAATGTTCTATATCAATATCTTCAAATATTTGGCCGTCACTTTGTTTTTGTAAACTTTTTAATCCTGTATTCATTGTGTCCTCCGGTGTCCCTCTAAGGATAGGTTTTTCATTTAGAAGCGTAGGTAATTCATAGAGTTGATATGGTGCGTGAAGTTCTTCATCTAATCTTATATCAGACATTGGAAGTGCAGGTTGAAAAGGATTTTCATCTTTATGATACGCTGGTAAACCAAATTTCTTTCTTATATTAACATCTCTAAATTTTTCCTTTTCTACCTTTTCTCCTCCTCTATGGTGATGCTTAATATAAGTATCCAACATTGCCCAGTAACGCGGCTTATCATTTTTTTTGGGCCAAGGCGTATCATTACCATAAGTTATTGTTAACCACTTCTCATCAGTTCCTGGCTGTTGATCTAGGTATGACCAAAATAGTGCATCCTCCATATGTGGTTTTAAATCGAGTACTTGATTCTGCCAATCTTCTTGTGTTAAAGTCTTTATATACCCCTCATTCTGGCGCAATATTTCTGCATTCCTATCTAAACTTAACAACCAATCTGGTATCTCTATTCCTTCTTTATTATAAGACTTTATTAAATTATGAGTGGCACTTTCAATAGTTCCTTTCTTTTCACCCTTTCCAAAATCTGATGTCATCCATTGATAAATTCCTCTTGCATTACTATTAGGATTTACTTTCTTTGTACCACCAGAACTTTCTACATCTCTAACCCTTCTAGCAAAATCTAATAAGTTAGAAGGATCATCAATTTTAAGACGCTTCATTATAACTCTTAAAGATACAGGAAGAGGTTCTGGTGGCTTTTTTACTGGTCTTGCTCTATGTAAATTATTTGCCATTAATTCAAATCCTGCCAAGAAGTTTCTGCTCCTAAACTAACATACCCTGCAAATTTTCCTCTACTTGCAATATACACTATATCTCCTCCTTGAGGGCGTCCTACACTTGTTACACAAACTACAGTGTAAATATTTGTAGATGGTGTAGCATCTACTTGATTATCTCTTTGCTCTAAAGTATTAACTAAGACAGCACCCCAATCTTCTAACATCTCATAAAATTCTTTCGCTGTATAATCTCCAATCCTGACAAGACTACGGAGTTGTGGATATGTTGCCATACTTTACCGTAGCCCGTCAGGTTGTAATGAAAGTCTCAATGAGCCATATCTCCAGCTAGTTCCTGCTTCTCCTGAAGAAACCCGAACAACAGCTTGCCTTCCTCTTGCTCTAAAATCAACCTTCTTAGTTGTTGGAGAAATAACAAATGGTCCCTTTTTAATTTGATCATTCACAGGAAAATTCTGTACAGTGATACTAAATCCTAAGTTCCCTCCTGATAGAGTAAAATCTGGTATTAATCTGTCTGCAAACAATATATGTGTTCCATCAGGATCTATATCAAAAGCAGCAGATTCAATAAAAGATGTCTGTGCCGCACCATTAGCTGTATATATTCCATCTGGTTCATTATTATAAAGATATGCAGAAACAGAAACTCCAGTTGTTAAAGTATTATCAAAAATTACTTTATCAAAGAATGTTGTATAAATAGTTGACCCATAATACCAAGCTTTTTCTGCTGTATTATATATAACATATTTATCACATTCTGTAGAATCTGAAGAAGGATATAACCAGATCACTTCCTTAAATTCAGAATTGATTCCTGCAAAAACTTTATCTTTATTTGTTGTATTAAAATCATCAAATATATATCTTCTCACTGTACAAGGAAGATTTATTACTCGACCTTCAAAGGCATAAAAGTTATCATCTCCCATCCAATAAGCTACACCATCATAATTTATTGCAGCATGAGGACCAATCAATCCACAATTAGTACCCATTTGTTGAAATGCAAAAGTAAAAGGAGGCCCAACAAATTGCATTTGCCAAATAGAATTATCTGTCCAAACCATAATACCATTACGAGATTTCGTTGCTCCAATAATTTCTGTTCCATCAGCCAGAATATTTTCTCCTGAAGTTGAACTAATGGAAGGAGTAAAATTATTATAATTATTTTGATCAGACCATCTTACCAATAATGGATTATATGTTCCTGTTCCATACTCATTACTTCCCAATGAAATCAAATGTCTATCATTAGGAGATACAATAATATAATTATTAATGGATGGAGAAGCACTTACAAATCCTGCTCTTGGAGGAGTTGAGCTTCTAATGGAATCCCAGAAATATATTCTTCCTCCCCTTCTACAAGCAAGAATATCTTCTCCCCAATTATCTAATGTCCATTGAGTAATTCTTGTAACAATATTAGAAGAACTTGCAGCCTCACTCCATGCCCTCATTCCAGTTGTAGAAGTTCCTGCATTATAAACTCCTGCTCCATAGCCTAAACCCTGGATTGCTGCATCTGTTCCTGTAGGTAGAAGATATTTCAATGTTGCAGTCCCAACCTTACTTTGTGTAGCATTAGCTGTTACAGATGCTGCAAAAGAAAACTGATTATCTCCTAAAACAGATACAGCAAATGTTCCACCTGTTAAATCTATTGTCCCTCCAATTGTTGTCCCAGAAGTAAACGTAATAAAATCTCCTGTCTCTGCTCCATGACTTGATACAGAGACAGATACTCTTGTTGAACCATCAGTAGTATAAAATCCATTATTTGTTCCATCAATTGTGACAACGGCAGAAACATTAGTTCCTACGGAAACCTCTTTGATAGGTGTGATATCCAAGATTGAATTATCATTATATTCGTATAACTTTTTTTCTGTCCCAAAAGAAGCAAACTTGAATGTATCATTGTCTGACCAAGCAAGTAAATCTCTTGCTGTTCCATCAAAAGAAGAAGTTGATCTTTTATTATAACCTCTTAAATTTTCTGGTCTTCCCTGCCTAAATCTAACTTTATTACCATCATACCAGTTACCCCCTGGTAGAGTACCACCTTCAGCATATTCTGTAGATTCTCTGTTAATCCCAGGTTTAAATTTTAATTTAGCTAGTTGTGATTGTGTAGACATTTAATTAATTATCCAAATTCCTTAACAAGAATAGAATCTACTGCTGAAGTTTGTCTTACATTATAAACAAGAAGATCTACTGCATTAATAGATGTACTAATTGTTGGAGAACTAGCTCCAGGAAATAAATAAGAAGCTCCAAAGGAAAGTGTTCTACTTCCTGTGCCATCTTGTATAATATAAATATGTCCTGTCTGTCCTATAGTAGGATTAGAAGGACTACCTAAAGTTCTGTTGCCCCCTAATGTAACAATAAAATCATTTCCTGCACTAAAATCTACATCAATAGATGCTGCATCAGTTAAAGTTGTTGGGGTAGCTATAAAAGCTCCAGAGAAAGTTGCTGTAGATGTAGCAGCAAAAGTACCCTCTACACTCACTACAGAAGTAAAGGTTTTCTTTCCTGTAACTGTTGTATCTGTAGATGTAGGAATATATCTAATATCTGCTGTAGAAACGGGAATAAGATTTGCATCTCCTGTACCAAAGTCTAAGTCTGCTGCTGTTCCTAAACCCAAACCTTTTGCATTTAGTCCATATACAGAAACGGAATCACAAAAAGCAAAGCCAGCCATGCTTGCTGCAACAGTCATTCCTGTACCACTTCCTGTTTTTAAAGTAAGGGTACTACTACTTTGTCTTACAGTTTGATCATTAATAACATAGAATTTTGAAACAGTAGGTATAGTAATATCAATATTTGCACTTACAGTTCCAACAAATTCCAGAATAGCTGATCTTGACTGATCTACAGTGCCGTTATTTTCAGATAAAGTGATATTAGCAGAAGAACAGGAAACAGTAGTATAGGCTGCCAAAGCATCATCAAGCATATCAATGACATTAGCATTAAGGATAGTTCCCCAACTATTAGGATTTTCTCCATCTGCCTGTTTTTCTAATCTAATTCTTGATGTAAATGTACTTGCCATATTTTATTCCCTAACCTGTTTATCTTTTGAAATTGATCCCTTTGCTAAAGTATAAGCAATAATTTCTTTTGGATTATTAGCATAAGCTAAAGCAAGAACAGATGTTTCTATATTATTAGAATCTATATAAGAAGCTACAAGACTATGAATATTAAAAGTAGTAGGTGGATTAATTCTTATACATCTTTGAAATAAATGTAATATCCTCATTTTACTCTGAAATTTTTTATCACTTTCAGTATCAGCTTTAACCATTTCCATTATATCTTTTTCTTCTCTACAAGCAGCACCAACCATAACTGATTCACCTTGTGTCCACCGAACCTCTGCTTGTGCATTAAGTGGAACAGGATAAAATAAAAATGCTCCAAATAAAATAGAAAATAATATATATTTAATTTTATTCATTTTATTATCTAGGATTCCTAGGCCATTCTTGAATATTTAAATTTTCTAATTCACCTACAGAAGAAGCGCCATCTATAGCATTTTCTAATTCTACAGCCCTAGCTCTCAAATCAGTTCTCCACTGAGCAAGATCAACAGGAGCTTCCTTACCTGTGTCAGCTTTCCTAATAACAACCCAATCAGTTTGGGATAGAGAAGCACTCAAAACTTCATTAATTTGATTTTTCATTTTAGTTTTAATCTCATTGATATCTCTAACTATATTAATATAATTTACCACAACAGAATTTTCTCTTACATCAGGACTTTCTTCTCTATGTTTATAAAACATCTCGTTTTTTCTAGTCCCAGAATAAACATAAGGAACTATACCTATAGCCTTTCTTTCAATATCAGACCAAGATATACCAAAAATACTTTTTGGATATTGGATATTATTAATTATTAAAGCTTTTGGTCTACTAATAATCTCTTCTAACTGTCCTACATTAACTCTTGCCCACATAATTTTCTCTCCTATTAATTTATTTTCCATATATAGGAGGCAATCTTCCGCCTCCACCAATGTCTGCCATTGCTAAATATACATAAGTTGCTGAACTTGTATTTGTTCCAGAATCTGTATTTCTAATTTTAAAACCTTCAGCAAGAATATCTATTTCCTCTGATCCAGTTGTTTCTACTGTTGTAGCTTCAGCTAGTAACTGATCATCTACTTCATTACTAGAAGATCTAACAGTATCATACATAAACCAACTACCTGTAGAACTTGATATCTTGATTAAGATAAATCTAGGTTTAAATCCTGTACAAATCAAAGGACCATCAGCATTTCCATTTCCTGTATATGATCCAACAGCACATACACCAGCAATTGATCTAAAACAATATGCTATATATTTTTCTGTATTCGCATTAACTTGATGATTAGTCCCTATACTAAAAACAGAACTAGTAGGAGCAGTATCATTCCACATTGTAGAATCATCAGAAATAGCAGCAGTAGTATTTAATACTAGATAATCTGTTTCTGCATCACTAGCAACTCCTGAATGATAAACTGCCCAGGCATCTCCTTGATCTCTATTTTTCACAATTATCATTTCTGCAGCACCACCAAGACCATGCCCTGTTGTAGTGGCAGAACCAGTCCCTGTATAAGAAACTGTTGAAAAATGTTTTGCGCTGGCAACAATAGAAGTACTAGCCAAATCTCCAGCAGGGGATGTAGTACTTCCTGCTCCACTAGCGGCACCCCAGTTCCAAGAAACATAATCTTCTGTGTTTGTATTAACTGCTACATTGCTTCCTACTGTAAATCCATCAGAACCAAAAGTAGTTAAAGATTCAGTATCTGTTGCTTCTGCATCTACTGTATCACTCTCTATATATTTAGTAGTTGTTCTAACTCTATCAAAAAGCATATGACTATCTGTAGCATCTCTATTTTTAATCCATACAAATCCTGGCTCAAATCCTGCACCTGTAACAGCCTTTCCTCCAGATCCTATTGCTGTCCCATTTCCTGTATAAAGAACTGGATTAAAGAAGTCTATACCCTGATTACTTGGGGCAGTAAAATTAGCTGTACTAATTTCTTTAGCTCCTGTTGGAGTGGAATGTGTCCAATCAGAGGAGTCTATTGCTAAAGTAAGAGTTGTTCCATTTGCTCTAACACAAATAGATATAAGATCAGAACTAAAAGTATTAGAAATAGTTCCAAGTGACACTCCAGAATTATTATAAAATCTTACTTCATTATCAGCTAAATCTAATTCACATCCAATTGTGTTTCCTGAAGAAAATCCTGATCCATAAGAACTTTCTGTACCATCAACAATTTTATTATTATCATCAGTATATAATACACAATCTGAAGCAGAAGTAATATCGCTTCCATTAATATTACTATCTAAACCTACAAATCCAACAGCCCATTCTGACGAACCACTATCTTCAGCAATGGTTGCTTCAAAATACCAAACTCCTCCAGCAGCGTTATTTATAGAGAGTGTACCTATAGTAAATTTTGTACTTCCAGAAAAAATTAAATTACCTTGTGTTAAAGTTCCTACACTTGGAACAAGTTGGTTTAATATAACATATTCTTTAGAAGGTGTATTAGTAGACTGATTAGCAGAAGATATACTTGTTAAACCAAAGTTATTACTATTATCACTTTCATCTTCTCCTAAATTAGAAGAATCATCAAAGGAAAGCATAAAACTATTAGCTCCTCCTGTATTAACTAGTGTTGTAATATCTGCATCTGATTTAGGTACATATTGAGAACCGTTAGTTCCAAAAGTAAAAGTATCCAGAAAATCTGTTACCGCAAAATCTCCTTGCTGAATAGACTTAGTACCAATCATAGATGCTTGAGCAACAGAACCTCTCCACAAACCATTTTCTACACTACTTCCAACCTCATGAAGTGTATTAGTATTAAACTGATAAGTATGATCTTGAGGAGGATAAGTTCCAGTTAATGTTGCTGCCACTCCATTTATGTAAAGATCTACTCTATCTGCAGGAGTGCTTTGAGATGTATCTACACTCAATAAGAAATGATACCAAGCATTATCTCTCCATACAGCAGTAGTATTTAAAATTTGTGATCCTGTTTTTGTCTGAAAATAAATCTTATCATCTGAATCAAGTCTTATACTTGAATAAGCTGAAGAATCCCCAGAACAAAGAAATGCGTGTCCTCTACTAATTTCATTAGCTTGAATCCACATAGAAAGTGTAAACTCTGATCCATCTCCTGCATCAGACATTGTTTTAGTTACTTTATCACTTGTCCCGTCCATCCAAATTGAATTAGGTATAAGAGTACTATCAAAAGTGGGGGCAGTCTCTTGACCACCTGCTCCTAAAAGAAGATTATTACTAAATACACTCATTATGAATATGCCTTTGTAAGTAGAGCTTGGACATCTGTAGATGTATGAACTATATAATCTAGCCTATCAATTGCATTTCCATCTGTTGAAAGAGTAGGTGCTTCTCCTCCTGCAAAATCCCAACTACTTCCATAAGCAAGAGTTTGAGAACCTGTGCCATCTTGTACAATAAATATACTTCCTACTTGTCCTGCAACACAATTCGTTGGATTATCTAATGTTCTATTTCCTGCAAGAGTTACAGTAAAGTTTTGTCCTGCATTAAAATCTACAGAAATATTTGTGCCATCTGTTAGTGCATTAATATCTGCAACTGCTGCAGTTTCAATTCTTAAATTCTTTCCAAGAAGAGAATTAATTCCTATAGCTACAGCACTGACATAAAAATCTGTTCCCGATACAGTTCCTGTTAAGGTTCCTCCTGCCAGAGGAAGATGATTACCTATACTTGTGGCTAAAGCTGCAGAGGTAGCAGCAACACGAGTATTTGTAGTTCCTATACTTGTTGCTAAAGCAGAAGAAGTTGCCGCGATAAGAGTATTTGAGTTACCTATACTTGTAGCTAGTGCAGCAGAAGTAGCTGCAAGTACAGTATTAATAGATGTTATAGCATTAATATTAGTTGTAATATTTGTATTGGAATTTCCTATACTTGTGGCTAAAGCTGCAGAAGTAGTAGCGATAAGAGTGTTTGTAGTTCCTATACTAGTTGCCAAAGCCGCAGATGTTGCTGCAAGAACCGTATTAACAGATGTAATTGCTGCTTTATTAACTGATGTTAAAGCACTGACTGCAGCAATATCACTAGCACTTGGAATTGCACTTCCACCAATATAGATCTGAGTTGTAGCATAGACATTAGCTGCTGAAACAGCCCCAGAAAACTCTGCTGCTACACCAGAAACCTTTGTTGTAAAACTTCCTGTACCAGCAACAAAATTCGTTGCACTTAAACTTGTTGTAAATCCACCCAGTACACCAGCTAAATTAGTTGAAACAGAAACTATTCCAAAACTTTGATTAGTCTGTAACTGAATAAATCCTTCATTGGTTATACCTGCAGAAGGATCAGTAGCTATTCCTGTTCCAGTTCCATAAGTAGATGCTGCACCTACAGAGGTTAATGTACCAGCAATAGAAGTTAATTCATTAAGTTTAGAAACAGTAGCTGTTAATGCAACACCACTGATTTGAAAAGTTCCATTTACATTTACAACCCCATTACTCAATTGAAGAGCAGAGTTTGTACCATCTCCACTTTCAATAGTTCTTACTGTTGCATCAATACCATCATTAGTAGATACAGCTACTTTTAAAAGTTGCTTATATGTATTAGCTATTTGTTTCCCTGTTAAGTCAGTCATACTTGATTCCAATCAGTAGATTCATTTTCCCATAAAGTTGTAGCAGCTTCCCAAGTTATATTTCTTCCACCAGTATCCGGTCCTCTAGGATTTCTAATTGCTATGTTATCTTTAACATTAGGAGATTTATTTAATGGACTATTTTTTAAATCATAAGCACCTTCCCAATCTTCTGGACATACCAACATCCCATAACTATTCATTCTCATAACTCTATGAGGATATTGAAATCCACAAGTATCACAAATGGCTAATGCTCTTCTATTTGAAGCCATTAATAAACTCTAATCTTTGGTAGAAAAAACATACTTGCTCGCTCCCTATCTTCTGTCATAGCTCTACCAAGAAGTTCTTCATAATTTGCCTTCAACATTCCTATTCTTTGCTCTGGAACTAAAGGACGTTTCATTGACATATAATAAGCTAAACCACAAGTTAAAGGAGGAAGAAATCTTTTTGGAAGATCAGCATTCTGTCCCTCAGATTTATTTACATCCTGTAATTCACTTATCTTTTCTATCTTTAAAACATCTGTAGAATTTTCTGGTATAGGCCAAATAAATACTGTAGGCTTACTTTGATTACGTTTAATAGTATATTGACTAGCTCTACCAGTTTGTCCCTTTTGAGGAATGTGAAGATATTCTTCAAAAGAAATTCTGGTTGCAGCTATATCTACATTATCTCTATTCACAATAACTTGAAGAGCATCTATAGCAGAGCCATCCATATCATAAGATGTTACACTAGCAGATACAGTAACTAAAGTAGTTTGTGTAGTCCATAAAAGAATACCTCTGTTCTGCCAGTCTTTCAACATAAGATTAATTGATCTTCTGGCAGAGGCTGGTTCATGACCAAGAGTTTGTTCTCCCCCAATCATTTCCATTGCTTCCTGTATAACTTCATCTATATTGAGATCAAAATTATATGTTCCTGATAAAGCCATTAAACTTGGCCTCCTTTGTTATAACCTTGAATAATCTTATTTCTTCCTACAAGACCACCTCCTGCTGCTGTTATTATTAATCCTCTATTATTTGTAAGACCTTTAAAAGTTTTTCTTGAGGATTTCTTTTTATATAATCCATTAGTCTTTTTTCTTTCTTTAGGAGATGCTTTAGCTACATCTATAGGATTAGACTTTATCTTACCTTTACTAGTTAATCTAAGAAAAGTATATTTTGTAGGATATGCCATTAAGTTTTTCTAACTGCCCCTCCCCCTCTTAGAGCTTGTCCCATACCTATACCACCACCCTTATCAAATCCATAAGTTCCTCTTGGCTTTCTTGTAGCTCTGGCAACCTTTCTTCTGGCTGCCATAGACATATCCTTATCATGTTCTGGTCCTCTGGTCATGCCTAGTTGCTCATCTTCTCTTGCGTCATAACCTTGTACCATACCACCATGTTGAGCAGTCATCTTAGGTGGTTTTTGTGGTTTAGGTTTGGAAGGTTTACCCTTCCTGCTACCCCTTCCTGCTACCTTATTATACCTTCTACGTTCAGCTTCAGACTGAGTACCTGCTCTTGCTTCTTCTGCAGGAGATAGTCCTACACGACTCATTCTATTTCTCTTTGTCATATCTAATTTCCCTCCTTATAAATTACTTCTTTACCAGGCTGGTAGTCTACAACTACGTCCTGTTCTGGTCCCTGAACTGCTGGTCCCTTTCTTGCAGCACCGAACCCTTGTCCTGTTGGATTACCTGTAACTTCCTTCATAGCCTTTTCATAAGCTGCGTAACCCTTCTTATCATATGAATAATGTTTTCCTTTAAATGTAGGCATTATGTTCTCTCCCTATTAAACTTGTCCACCTTTTTTGTAACCATAAAAAACTTTTCCTCCACCTTTTCTTTTTGATACTTTTCCTCCACGTTTTAAAACAAATTCTCCTCTTCTTCTAAGGCGGTTCTCATACTCTTCTCGCAGTTTCCGTAAAGCTTTCCAATCTTCTGGAGTTTGTGCTCTTCTACTTGCGTTAGGACCATAAAGGTCTTGGAAGGATTTATCTTTCCAAGCTTCTGTCCCTTGCATTGCATTGACAGCCTCCTCTACTGTTTCAAACTGTTGGCCTTTAGTTTTAGGATTATTTTGCCAAAAATATTTTCCTTCTTTATTCTGGAATAGATGATAAGCTGTTCCAGATTCTCTTTCTGGTATTTGAGGTTTATCAGGAATTGGCATAGTTTCTAATCTTTCCAGCATCTCTTGACGTTTCCTACGGTTCGGTCCCATTATGTTTTTTTCCTGCTCATATTTTTAAATGTTCTTGCTAAGTTATATCTTTTAGAACCTGGAGGACAAGTTTTACTTCCAAACTTTTTGCCTGTGCAAACTCCTTTAGTTCCTCTTTGGTTAATAGATGCTGTTGCTCTTTGTATCCAATTTTTTTTAGATACAGACCCACCAGTTGCTCTTTTAACTGTTTTTGTATTTTTAGCCACTTTTCTATTTCCTTTCAATTCTCTTGGAATAGCACTTCTACTAATAGCCATTAAGGACGACCTTGAACAACAGGATCAGCAGAACCTGCAGGACTTGCAGCAACAGCCATATCGTCTTGTCTTGTTCTTCTAGCCTGATTTCTTAATGCTTCAATAGCTATATTAAATTCTCCTTGCCATAAAGGAACTGTATCAAAACTTTTATTATAAAGAGAAGCTTCAATCATACAAGCATAAAAGAGTGCGTCATAACAAAAATCAGAGAAATAATTATTAGGAGCAGCAGATGTAAGAGTAGCAGGTCTGGAAACATGAAGCACTTCTCCATCATAAGTTGATGTAGGTGTTGGAGCTAAGTAAATAGCTGTATTGCTTCTCATTGCGTAATACTTTGGTTGACCTACGGAAGCACTAACATAAGGCCAAAAATCATAAACAAATTCTTGTGTTCTTGGAAGTAAACTAATTCTACTGTTTGCAGTTCCTGCAGGAGCAGAGACAGAAGCTGATACAAGAATATTAAAATTTCTCACAATTCTTGTTCCGCTAGGCAAAGATACAAAAGGATTACTGGCTGAAACAGCTACTGAAGTAAATGTATTCAATCCATAATCATCTAGTTGATTAACTAAACGATTTTCTGCTTTATTAATAAAATAATCTATATGACTAGAAAATTCTGTCCCATCATTTTCAGCAGTATTTTGAATATCTGTTACAAGTGTAGAATAAGAAGGCATATAGCTTAACCATAAAAAACAGTTAAAACGGCGGCACTTGAAGGTGCAGAAACTTTAATTACTCCACTAGCTCTTGGTCCATAATCTCCTAAATAAATATCTGCTCCAGCTACAGCTTTAAATTTTGTAACAGCACCAACAGTATTAGAGGAAACACCCCCTGCTACATTAACCTGCTTCTCAGCAGTAATAAGATAATCTCCTGCTACATCAGCATATAAAGCATATATTCTTGTAAAAGAATCATTTGTATTACTCGAATTTAAAGTAACTGAAGTTGTAATGTCAACTAGTAACCCACTTCCAGTTCCACCACCGTCAACCATTGCTGTTTTAATATTAGATGACATAGTTCATTCCTTTTAAAAAAGATAAGAAGGAGGGATTGCTCCCTCCCCCTTAATGGTTGAATTAACCAGTGTTACCATAGAAACCTCTCCAGTCAGACCAACCAAAGCTATAACGCTCTCTGGCCTTGAAGCGTAGATTTCCTGTATCAAAATCTGGCTCCATCTTAGTCTGTAGAGGTGCTCTCACAAACATCTTAGTACCGTTAGGAACATTAGTCTTAACGTACCAACCATCTGTGTCGGTAAAGCGACGATTAATATGTGAACCCTTTGGTAGCATTGACATACTACGAACTGAGTTCACATCATTCCATCCTGATGGTCCTGTTAGTGCAGCACTACCGTCAATGGCGATAGTACCTGCTGACGGAACCAACTGGGAGTTAAGTAGTGAATTAGCCGTCGCCCAATAATCTGGCGGAATATGAAGTGAGACAGCAGACCCACCAACCAGAATACCTCGATCATCCTTAATCTTTTGAATCGTTGTAAGTGCAGATTCAAGAGATGCGTAAGCAAGATCAGCAGCACTCAAGTTGTTAGACTGATTGCCATCACTGATTGTTGGATGGGAGGCACTAAAAAGCGGAACCCCATCTCCACCATGATAAGCAGCAGTATCGGTAAAGCCGTTGTTAAAGATATCAGCAGCTTTAACCTCCTTTGTATTAGCCATAGCTCTTGCAAGACCCTTGGCCCGGAGTTTAGCGAAAGTATCATAAAGATTATCTTCCATCGCCTCTTCCGTTACAGCAAAAGCAAGACTAATTGTTTCATTAGTATAACGGGCAGTATAACTTTCTGAAGCTGTATCATAAGTTACTGCAGCACCCTCTCCCTTAACAGGAGCAGTACCGAACCCAGTAAATAGAACCTCTTCTTCAAAGGCTCTGTCTGAATTTTCAATTTCAAAAAGTGATTTATGCTCGTTATCAACATCCCCGTATTCTAAACCAAACACGGCATTCAAACCGGGGAGTAATTCTTTGGCAATACTAGCTCTATTAATAGCCATGATTTAACCCTCCCCTATGCTAATGTTACGCTAGGTGCAAGCATCGCCTTGTGATGTGCAAGCCTAACTTCAAGTACGGGATATGCTCTTTCTGCCGCAACAGTAATATCATTCCCCGGTTCATTTTTCACAGCTACTGGATATACATCAATAGCTTGTGTTGCTAGTCTGGTTGCGGCTTTCACACCAAAACCTGACTGTCCGGTAACAGTTGATCCAGCACCAACAGTCAATCCAAAGAAGGACTTATTAATATCACCAGCAGAAACAGAAGTATCTGCCTGAATATAATATGTTGATGTTGGGTCAGTATTTACCATAGCCGTGGCATTAGTAGCAGAAGTGCCGGTAGGCCAATATTTACTCCATTTTGGTTGTCCATCCTGAACATAATGACATCCTTGGAATACACCTATAACAATAGGAGCATCACCAAGAGAAGTGCCACCAACAGTAACTGGTTCGCAGTTGCCTAAAGTAGCTTTAACTGTATCACCAGTAAAAATATTTTTAGCTAACCCTGACGCAATAGGAATCTCCTCAAAACCAGTGGAGTTAGCACCAGAGCCACGCATTCTTGCAGGTTGGAAACCACGGAGAGCTTTTGTAGTACTCATATATTTTCTCCTTACCTAGAGTTTCCCAGTAAACCCTCTAACTAAAAATTAATCCTGAAACGTAGGACTTCTCCCTCGTGTAATAGAGGACTTACTATTATTTGTTATAGGCATCCTAGAATCAGAGGAGTTTTCCAACTGCGAATTAACTGCAGTCATTAGATTATCACTCTTATTCTGGAAATACCTCTGACGAGCAGCGATTTTTCCTTTAGGCATTTTTGCTAAAGCTAAGTCTCCACGACAGACTGTACCACTGTATCGTCCTTCCTCCAGCACGATAGAGGAATGTGCCATCTCAGGAACCTCATCTGGAGCAACAAAAGTCCATCCTTCAGCCAGCTTCTTTCCAATATTCTGATAGTCATCGTTTTCTCTCAGCTTAATTCGTAGCCAACGCAGACCCATTTCTTGATCATCAAAACGATTTCTAACACTATCAGGAATATTTAAAGCATCTGGCTCTTCGTAAGTCCATTCTGTTTCTTCTCTAGTTTTCAATTCTCTTTGATTTGCACTTCGTGCATTTTGATTTCGTGTATCCATAGTGTTAACCTCCACGCTGTGTTTGAATAGTTGTATATTCCCCATCGGCTAAATCAGCCTTTCTTTTTTCTGCGGCATATACCTCAAGGGGGATATTCCATTTATTAGCTAATCTTACATCTTCTTGTGATAGTTTAACCTTTTTACTGGAACCTGCAGGATTGCGTGATGCTCCTGCAACCACTTGAGCGGGTTGTTTCGTAACCCGAGGCGAATCAGTATCAGACATTCCTTCATACTTATGAGGAAATTCTTTTTGTAATCTTTTATCTATTTCTGTATAAAAATTATCGTCAGCAGTATCAAATCCCTTTTGCTTTAATTCAGCATCTATAGCTAAAGCTGCTGCAGTTCTAACTGAATCTTTACCAAACCAGTCATTTTCTGCTGCCCAACTTTGGGCTTTAGGATCAGGAGCTTGAGAAACTTGTTGCTGATATTGCTGCTGTTCTGCTTTTTGAGCAATAGCTCTTTCATAATTAGACAGAGCATTTTTTCTTCGGCTTAAATTCTGTAAATCAAGTTGTGACTGATTCAAAGCTTCTTGAGCAGCAAGAACTTTTGTTGAATCACCATCTTCATAAGCTTCTTTATAATTACTTCTTGCTAATTCAATCTTATCTGTAAGTTGATGTTCAGAAAGTTCTGTACTTACTTTTTGGGAATCTGCGAATTGTTTTTCTCTTGAAAGTATACCTCTTTTCATTTCCTCATTTTGAGACATTAACTGTTGAATATGTTCATCTCTCTCTTTTCTCTGAGAAACTAGTTGTCTAATTCTTTTTTGTGCTCCTTGTGTTTCTATACCATCAAGCTCTTCTGGTTCTGCAGCTTGAACAGATTCTTTATCCTTCTCTACTTCAAACTCTACATCTTCTTCTTTAGAAACTTCCACTTCGTTCCAATCATCCTTTTCAGTACTCATACTTTATTCTCCCTTTACGTTGCCACGAAAGCAATACGGTTTACGGTTTATCTATTATACTATATTTTATAGTAGTCGCGCAACCCCCTCTAATGAGATAAATTAAATGTGGGGTCTAAATATTTAGGATTCTGCACTTTTAACAATATTTGATCGTCAAACAAAAGAATTAACTTAACTCCCTTATATTGCATCTTTACTCCTGCATTCTTACCATAGCAGACATAATCTCCTTTTTTACACCACGGTCCTTCAGGAAATTTGTCTGGGTCCATATAAGCCAATTTTCCCAAAGTAAGAACTCGTCCTACTGTAGTAAGATAAGCCATATCATCTTTTGTTGAATCAGGTAGAAGAACACCTCCTTTTGTTTTTGTCTTAATTGAAACTGGACGAATTAAAACGTGGTATCCTGGTATACTGGGAAGAGGAGACGGATCAGAAACTTCCTCCTCTTCTCCAGAAATCCACATATCATTTTTGATTGCCTTACTTAAAGCTGGTTGCTGCATATCTATTGTTCTCCTTTAATCATCTTCGTTATCTGAATACATTCTTTTTTTCAAAATATCTGACAAGGTTCCTCTTGCCCATTCTATACCTGCACAGTAACCAACCATGTGTCTGTAAGTGGCAAAATTATCTGCACTTCCAGAGGCAATTGCTCTAACTATAGTTTCTAATTCTTGATTATATTTTTGTACTACTTCATCCCAAAGTTCCATTAGTTTGTAGGTGTTTTACAGATATCAAGAGTACTTAATGAAACAGAAGGATTCTGATAAAACTTAGGCCATCCTATTCCATTAGCTATATATCCTATAACTAGTCCTAAAAATACAGCTAGGACAGTCCTTCTCCATACTTCAGCCCAACACCAGTGATACATTCTGCAAACATAATCTCCTAGTGTTGACAATAATGATGTAATGATTCTCATATATTAATCCTCATATAAAGGTTATACTAAATCTCTTCAGATCTAGTTCTACTAGCTATTTCTGCAGCTTTTATCAAACTTTCTTGAGTTTGTTTATTTGTTTCAGCTTCAATTCTTCCTGCTGAATCTATTAATTTTACTAAAGCTTTTAATTGTTCTATACTACTTTTTGTTTCGTTTCCTTGTGATGTTTCTAATACCTTTGTTAAAGTTTCCATAATTTTCAATTGTTCTTTTTTATCTAAGTCAGCTTCTTTCATGGCTGCATTAAATAACATATCTACAGCTTTCATAGATTGTTTAGAAATTCTATCTCTTTCTTTTTCTACAGACTTACTTTGTTGTTCCTGTCCTTTTTGAAGAGCCTTAACAGCTATTTCAGATTCCTCAATATCTAACTTTCTATTTTCTAAAGCAGCATCTGCCGCATCAGTTTGTAACTTAATTTGAAGTTTCTGTTGTTCCAAAGATAGTCTGGCTTTTTCAATCTCAACCATTTGTTGCTCTGGAGTCTGTTGTGGACCCATAGCCATGTTTGCATTAAGAACTTGTTGTGCAGCTTGAGCCATAGCAAGTTCTGCTGTTTGAGGCATTGCTGCCTGATCAGGAGGTAATTGTTCAATCATCTGCCTTGCTACTCCACTTACCTGTTCTTGATATTTCATAATTGAATGTTCTTGAACATTAGATTCAATAAGTGGTTTAACTTTTTGCATAATTGGAGATTGTCCAATAGAAGGATCTTCTAAATAAGCCATCTTTATCTGAATATGAGCATCATGATTCTGTCCAGGGAAAGCAGCAATGGGAACTCCCTTTGTTGCAGCCATAATATCTGAAATTGGATCAAGAGGTTGGGCTTCAATCTTTGGAGGAAGTATCTGATCCAGATTGGGCATATTTGCTGAACTCAGAATTGTTCTATTTAAAGCTTCAAGATTGAACATACCAGGAGGAGACTGTTGGGCTAATTGTAAAGCCATTTGAGCCAACATCATCCTGTGTGCATTAGAGGGAATATTGGGATCAGAAACGGGGATAATATCTACCCTACCGTCAAAATCCATTTTCAGAACCTGTCGAGATTGCCCCGGCACGTTGAACGGATATTCATTTGGCAAGAAATCGTGATTAATTCTTGCCAATATTCTTAGCTCATCTTTCTGCGATTTGTGAAGTCTTTTATGTATAGCACTGAAAAACTTACTTGACGCTTCAAGCAAAGCCATTGTCGTTCCAACAGGACCATATGAGGAAGCATCTGATATTAGTTGTTCTGTACTATCAGCAAACTTCTGACCTGCCCCTGAAACAAAGCCAAGCATCTGGAACAGAGTCGAGGAAGGCTCTTTATATGGCAAAGTAATAATTGCTTTACTTAGATCCATACCAGTTGCTTCAACTTCTTTAAATTCCCCCGGTGCTATTGGATCATTATCGCCAACAATTCTTACACCCTTGGCCTTATATCCTCCCGGTAGGTTCGCAAACTGACCCGCATCTACTAAGGCTCTCATAGCTGCTGTTGCAGTCATCGTGAGATTACCAAGGAAGTGAATCAGTCCTAACCCGTAAAAACCGAATCCCGGTACGAACCTGTAATGTACAAAATGTAATATTTTTTGTTTTGTTTCGTCGTTGGATTTATAGTTTCTACGAATACTTAGAATTTTTCTTGATTGTTCTTCTAGTGTTACAATATATGGAAGAGCTATTCCTTCTTCATATTCTGGATCATCTTCCAATTCCAGATAACAGTGCTGTTCCAATAAAGTATATTGAGGATCATCTGCTCCTGCAGGAGACACACCAAGGATTGTATCCATTTTGGTTGTCATTGGACTTTGCATTGGTATTCCTGCATCTGGAAGATCAACATCCATATACATACCTGAAGCTATTTCTCTAGCTAAATCATTTGGACTTCTATAAATTACATGAGTATACCTATCAGCTTTTCTTAAATCACTTGCATAATAGGATACATAAAACTGGTCAATAGGAACAAACTCTGAAACTGGTCTGTCCAAAGAAGCGTCATAATAAATCTTTTTGAACGCTGAACCTATCAATGGCAGATGGAAAAGCATTCTTTCAAACTCATCAAAGTATTCTGGCATCTGCTCAGTAAGCTGATAGTTCATAAACTGTTGTACTCTATCAGCTTGCATTTCTTTTTCTGGAGTATAGTCTCCCATAACTTGAACTTTGACTGGACCAGCAGGAGGGAATAATTCATTGGATGCTTTGGACTGGAACTTAACAGCATTCTCTACAAGCATTGGATGGACTGCTGTACACGCCCCCTCGAAAGGCTGTGAAGCTTCTTCAAGTTTTAATCCAAGAAGATCGAAACCTCTTTCAAACATAGACTCCCATTCATTTCTTGAATCCTTATCTGCAGTAAACTTATCAAAAACTCCTGCAGATATATTTTCTAACTCTGTATCATCTATGTTTTCAGCAAGGTTTTCAAACCACTCTTCTGTTGTTGGCTTTTGTTCAACCTCCAAACTATCTTCAAAATTGACTACAACTCCCCCATCTGGGGACGCATCAATAGTGACTGCTTCTCCTATTTCAGCAGATACACCACCCTTTCCTACAGGAAGAGTAATAATTTCTGCTTGTTGTCCTATTGTCTCATATGGATTTCGTTCAGTTGCCATTCTTATAAGTATCCTTAAATTTTAATACAAAGTATTTTAGATTTTAAAATGTCCTTATTAATTGCCATGCACTATTATACCATTAAAAATTCCAGTACGCAACCCTCTTCTGTCTTCTTGGATTTTCGTCGTCTTCCCAAGAGGGATCATCTGGATGTCCAATTCGCCAAGACTCTCTCATATAGTGTACAGCCATTGTCAAGGCATCCACCTGATCATCGTGTCTTCCATGAGGAAATGTAATTAATTCTTCTACTAATTCATCTGCCCATCTTTTATCTTTAGGTATCCAAACTCTTCCAGACTCTAATAAGGGACTCGCCGCATAAACTCTTGCAACCTTATCCTTATCTGGAGTGTATTCCATAACTGGCAGACCTCCTCTTCTCATATCCTGTATGAGAGACTGTCCAGAAGCTTTCTTTTCTACAATACAGATATCTGGTTTATACTCCTCGAAAAGAAGTTGAGCCATTCTTCTTAGATCAGGGTATTCATATCTTCCTCTTTGGTTCCCTAAAAGAATAAGGTTTCCTCCAACATATTCTTTTCCTTTTTCAGTTTCTTCTGGTGTATCAAAAATACCCCAAGTCTGTATTACACTGAAATCTGCAGTTGTTCTTGTACTGAACGCTGTATCATATGTCTGAATTATGAAATCACAATGTGGAGGATCAGGAGATCCCCATTCCTGTATCCATCTCTTCTTTATAACTCCCCCTTCTTCTGGGGTTGGGTTCTGCATATACAAAGAATCCCAGTATCTTGACCCATTACTTGCAATGATCTCTTCTTCATCCACTCTCAAGATTTCATCTGGCTTCCATTCAGGGAAATAACTTGATCCAACAGGGAGATCCAGTAATTCAGAAGCTTCTTCGTCAATCCATGCAGGGATCTTTACAACTTCCCAAGGATATGTTATCTCCATATCCATTATTTCCTGTTGTTTAAGCAACCAACCACAAAGATCATCGTGATGATACCTCGTATTAATGATAACTATAGCACCATTGGGCATAATACGGGTTCTCAAGCCCGCAGGATACCATTCCTTGATATATCTTCTTCCTGCTGCAGAAAAAGAGTCTTCTTCAGACATTGCATCGTCTAATATAGCTACATGAGCACCTCTACCAGCAATCTGACTCCTTACACCTGCTGCATAGTACGTTCCATTCTGGTTTGTCTTCCACTTTCCTGCTGCTCTTACATCTGATCTTAGAGTAACTCCCTTGAATATCTCTTGAAACTTGTCCATTCCAACAATATCTCTTACTGATCTACCGAAATCAGAAGATAATTGGTCACTATGAGAGATTGTTAGGATCTCATGCTCTGGATTATTGCCTATATACCACGCAGGAAAGAGTTTTGAGCAGATTACTGACTTTGAACTACGAGGAGGAAGGAAGACCATCAGCCTTTTTATCTTTCCTTCCTTGACTTTCTGTAATTTATCTGCTAAAACCCTGATATGTTTCCCCATTTTCCAATCAGAGACAAGGGTTGGAGCCATTAATCTAATAAAAGACAGGAAATCCGTACTACATTTGGATGTAACTCTTTGATCCAAAAGGGAATACATTGCAAGAAGACCATCGTACTTGCTTATTTCTGTGTTTTCTTTGATAATTGTTTCTGTCATATGCCCTATATAGTTAATATAATAAGAAGAGATATAAAAAGTTAAATATAAATGTATATAATCTTAGAAGAGTTAAGAAGGGTTAAGAAGAGTTAAGAAGGTTTTTCCTTTCTGTGTAGATTATAACATATTTATATAGACTACACAAGCCCCCGCCTTGAAATAATTTATTTACCATGAGATTGCCCCTTGTATTTTTGGTAAATTTTTGAGAGCAGGGGTTTATATATATACCCAGGCGCTGCGTTTCCTGGGTGGGGCCAACAAAATTAGATAGTACACATTAATCTTGTGGAACAATCAAAACCAGAGAACATATCCAATACAAACAGAGAACAAATACAACTAAGAATCATTATCAACTAGATTGCGAATCATTCTTAACTAGCCCTGTACTATATCATCTCTTGCGTCTCGGTTAAGTCTATGCCATAAGACTGCTGCAACGCTTCACATGAGGCGGAGCAAGGCGCTGCAACCAATACCCTACTTAGCATAGCGCCGTGATCAATGATGATACATTGATCTATATGCTGAGTTGAGTTGAGGAAGTGACGATATGTCGAACAAGATTCTTGATGCTGCTGAGGCCAAGCTGGTAGAGGCCCAAAACGCAGTAACGCTAGCTGGCCTACAGTCCATAAAAGTGGTCAATGGCCAGAGAGTTTTCGATGATAAAGGAAACCCAGTCTTAGTGCCATTCCCTACAAACATGACCTTAGAGGAAGCGTTGAAGAAAGGTTTCACCCTAACCAGGATCTCTAAGACTTACTCTGGTGGAGTCCAATCTTTCTTTTCTGTGGCGGCTCTATATGGGTTTGGCAACGTGCCAGTTTCCCGAGGTAAGGCTGCAGTTTCTAAAATTTTGGCGGCTCTAAGACACGCTGCCTAGCCTAGATCATCAGAAAGTAGCGGCGCTAGGTAGGTGCCGCTATTTTTTT